ACCAGCGTAAGCGGTACGGGCACAGTAAACGGTATTACCCTGACCGGCACAGTGACTAGCTCAGGCAGCTTAACCCTCGGCGGGACACTGGCTAACGTAGACCTCACATCTCAAGTTACAGGCACTCTTCCTGTCGCCAACGGCGGTACGGGTATTACTTCGTTTGGTTCTGGTGTGGCTGACTTCCTCGGCACGCCTTCGAGCGCTAACCTTGCCACTGCGGTTACAGACGAAACTGGAACAGGCTCTTTGGTTTTTGCAACTAGCCCCGCGCTTACCACACCTAAGATCACTACGGGGATACAGAACGCTAGTGCAAATACTGTGATCTCAATGGACTCCAGTGTATTCTTCTCAGGCGTATTCTCTGACGAAGTAACTGCTCTAGGCGATACCGGAACAGCGGTAACTATTGACTGCGATGATGGTAACGTATTTACTGCGACCCTGACCGGCAACTGCACGTTTACACTAGCTTCGGCTAACAGCACGTCAAACAGGGGTACATCTTTCACACTAGTCCTTACCAATGATGGCACAGCAGCACGCACTGTTGCCTTTGCAGGGGGAACATTTAAATATCCGGGAGGTTCAGTAAGCCGTACTACTGATGCTAACGCAGTGGATATTTGGTTCTTTTTCTCTCCAGATAACGGAACAACTTGGTATGTAACAATACCTATGAAAAACCTAACCACTTAATTTAAGACAGCCTAGGAGGCTATTAACATGGCATTAACAACAGAACAGCAAGCGCAAATTGACATACAAGCAGGTATCGAAGACAGAAGGCACTTAAATCAAATGGGTCTTCAGGGAAAATTAACGCGCATAGAAACAGTTCGTCTAGCTCGTGATATTTTGTTAGAAAACAGGCGCTTAGACACTGCCTCGGATACTTCAGATATTACAGCAGGGGATGTAGTGTCTTTTGCTACAGAAGTCGAAGCGTATATTAACAGCTAACCATGAATAAATATGTTTATTTTCCAACATATGTTTACCAACAAGAAAAACCAGAATGGATAGATAAATTAAGGGGAGTATTTGACAAATATTCTAGTAATTTAGATAAAGATAATGGGCTTCTAGTTAACCAAACTAATAATATGGCGGGAGATGAGGCCCTTTGTTTTTTTGAAAAATATTTAGAATACACGGCATTTATGGTATTGCAAGATCAGGGGTATTCGGTAGGAGAGTATGACTTTTATTTGAGCGCTATATGGGGCCATTTTATAAAACCTTTCGGTCATCACATAACGCACATACATAGAGAAAGTTCTTTGTGTGGGTTTTATTTTTTAGATACCCCAGATCGCGGGGCGTATCCCGTGTTTGATGACCCCCGCCCTGCCAAAATATCTTTGGACTTAGACTCACAACCTAAGGAAGAAATTACTTCAGCCACGCAAAGTATTCATTTTGATAAGATAAAATCAGGCACTATTTTAATGACCAACTCGTGGCTTCCGCATAGATTTGAATTTAACCAAGGAAAAAGTGCAACTACATTTTTGCATTTTATTGTATCTCAAAGGAAACGGGGTGTTTAATGGAGTTTTTGCTAAAAGATTACGCTAAAACCTTACCACCCTACGGCTGGTGGGATAATGCGTTTGCTTCTGAAGAGTTAGATATTTTGCAAGAAAAAGCTTTCAATGCTCAAGATAGTGGTCTTGCAGGCGGAATTTTAAATGAAGACGTGAGAAGAGCAAAAATAGCTTGGCTACATAATTCCCCGGAAAATCAATGGGTATACGAGAGGCTATCTCACATTGTATCTTCTCTAAATGCAGAGTTATACATGTTTTCTTTATCGGGTTTTGGCGAACCATTACAACTAACAAATTACAATTCAGAAAACCAAGGAAAGTATGGATGGCATCAAGATTTCAATGGTAGCGTATCTCGAAAACTTTCTTTGGTGCTTCAATTAAGTGATGAATCCGAATACGAAGGGGGTAGGCTAGAGCTGCTTACTTCTTCCGAGCCAATGTGCATAGAGAAAAAAAGAGGATTAATAACTTTATTCCCTTCTTGGCAGCTTCATCAAATAACCCCAGTAACTAAAGGTAGTAGGCAAAGTTTGGTTTGCTGGGTAACAGGGAGGCCGTTTAGTTGAAAGTAACAGAAAAACTCGATCAGATAATAGTTTATGACGCTGTGTACGAGTCAGGGTATTGCGAACATGTAATAAAACAGTTTGATCTTATAGAGGAAGCCGGACTCGCGAGGAGTCGAGCCGGAGATGCGCCAGATCACATTAAAAAAGACATGTCTATCGAGGGCGGCGGGGCAGAGTTTTTTAAAACTTTACTTGACACGGATAATCAGGGGATAGGCCCCTTCAACGGTGAGCCTGCGCGAGCTATTTATTTTAGGGGCTTGCAAGAGTGTTATGACCATTACACCGACACATTTTCTGTTTTAAAAGCCCAAAGGAGCATTTCATGTACAACAATGAAAATACAAAAAACAGCGCCGGGAGGGGGCTACCATGTTTTTCATTTTGAGCAAGGGCCGAATGAGCAATCAAAACGTATACTGACATTTATTTTATATCTAAACACAATACCTCAAGACTGTGGAGGGGAAACAGAGTTTTTATATCAGAGGCGAAGATATGAACCCATAGCTAATAGGCTAATCATGTTTCCCGCTGCGTTCACGCACACTCACCGAGGAAATTTAGTTTTGAAAGGAGAACCTAAATATATAATAACGGGGTGGTTCTGCTATGACTAAACCCTTTATTGAAGATAAATACATAGTGTGCAAAGAGTTTTTAGATAGACAAACTATAGGCACTATTTCAAAATACCTTGAGTATAAAATGCGGCGCGGAGAATGGGTTCCGAAAAATAATTCTGAAACAACTATTTATGAATATTACGCAGACCCTTTGCTAGAGGTTGTACTAGAAACTGCGCAACATAAAGTGGAGGAGGTCACTGGGTTGGTTTTGGTACCGTCTTATTCGTTTACTCGTGTTTATCAGGAAGGTGAAGAGCTTAAACCACACATAGACCGCCCAGCATGCGAGATAAGCGTGACGGTAAATGTCGCAACCGTAGGTGGAAGCTCTAAAATATATTTGCGAAATGAAAAGGGCGAGAAATCTTGCGAATTAAACGCGGGGGATGCGGTCGTATACAAGGGTTGTGAAGTTATACATAGGCGGGAAAAATTAAAGGCAGGTATGTTAGTTGTGCAGTTTATGTTGCATTACACAGTGGATAATGGAGCACATAGCTCACATAAATTCGATAAACGTCTGGCTTTAGGTTACCAAAATAGAGGTGAAGGCATATGCCTATAGGAGCAAGTAAAGCAGGTGTATTGGGCGCGGGTGTTGTCCCCGGCGGTTCTGAAACATTTAATTCCCCCGGCACTTTTAGTGTTCCTACTGGAATAAGCGTTGTCTCTGCTACAGGAGCAGGGGGTGCTGGGAACGCGGGTAATGCGGGTAATGCGGGTAATGCTGGCAACGGTGGCGGTGGCGCCCCCGGAGGCCGTATTGTAAATCCTTGTTTCTCGCCTTCCCCGGACGCCAAAGCTATCGGCGGAGGTGGTGGCTATTTAACCGGTGCATCTCCCGGAAACCCCGGAAACCCCGGAAACGTGGGTACATCCTCCTCCGTTTTTTGTCAAAATTTTCCGGGCGGCTCGGCTGGAAACGGCGGTACAGGAGGTAACGCAGGTACAAATGGAAATCCGGGAAGCGGCGGCGGTTTTAAATTTGTCGGATGCGGTAATTATAACGGCCCTCTTGCTGGTGGTAATCCCGGGGGTGGGCCGGGGATGTCTGGTAGTAATACTATTGGCGGTGGCGGTGGCGGTGGCGCGGGGGTCTCCAATAATGGGTCAGGCACGGGGGGTGTAGATAGGTCCGGGCAAGATGGCGGTACTCCCGGTGGAGGTCGTGGTGGCGATGGCGCTTTATGGCCCAGTGCTAACGCCAATAATGGTGCTTCGGGGAGTGTACAAAGGGCTGGAGGTGGCGGCGGCGGTGGCACTGTTACCGGAAATTTTCAATACACCGCCGGCGGCGGAGGTGGGGGTAGGGGGGGACTTGGTAACCCCGGGAGCGCTGGTAACTCAGGCAGCAATGCAAACCCAACAACGCATAATTGCATAGCTGTAACCCCGGGGGCTAATTATCCTGTTACTGTCGCTAGCGGTGGGCAAGTTGTCGTTAGTTGGAATCCTCAGTAGTTATGGATAAAAAAAAGCACAAAGAGACGTTAGAGCGGCTTCGATTAGAGAATCAATTGAATGAGATGAAAGCAGGCCATTCTCGTGCCCAGTCATTGACTATAGGTTCTGCGGGGAACGGGTGTAGCGAAATAAGTATGAGGGCCAACAATGGAACTTATCTTTACGGCATCTTTCAACCCGTAGAAATTATGGAGTTTATTCATCAACTTGCCGCTAATATTGGCTGCCACATAGCGATTACACCACGAAAAGATTTTGCAAGTTGGCGAGATTGGAAGCAAGAGGATTATATGGTTTCTGGCAACGGCTTCCCTCCGTTTTCTAATGATCTTGCGCTTCACGCAGAAAGCGGCGCATATCTACCCCCGCCAGAGGAACAAGCTGGGTTAGGCGCAAAGACTATAATTCAGGAAAAAGAAGATGCTGTGGCAACTAAAAAGACTATCAGACGGAAAACCACTAAGAAAGCCAGAAAAACTTCCTGAAGATTGGGGGCCAATCTTTGGTATGCATGGTGTTATAGACAAATTAGGAGATTTATCTTGGTTAGGCCCCTATTATTCAGATATGGGGTGGTTTGAGACAGATATACCTTTACCCCGTGACCCTGTTAAAACATCGGTAGAAGACCAAGCATTAAATAGAGCAAAATCTCTTCTAAAAGAATCGGATTGGACTATGTTGTTAGACTCGCCGCTCACTAACTCTCAACGGGCGGAATGGAAAGCATATAGGGCAAAGCTACGCAATATAAGAACGCAAAAAGGGTTCCCCGAAGAAACGATATGGCCTATTCCACCAAATTAACTTCAATAAACTCAGGTCTTTATAACAATAAAGGCTTTCCAGTTATGCTGCCTTGGGAAAAAGAATATATAGAGCATTGTATAAACATGCTTCCCCCGGCAGGGGATATTCTGGAAATAGGTTTTGGTTTAGGGTATTCCGCTAAGCAAATACAAAAGTTTCCAATACGCTCACATACGATAATTGAATGCTCTAAAGAAGTTATTAAAGAGGCAAGAATTTGGGCAAATGAGCAACTCCACCCCACAAATATTATAGAAGGCGCGTGGCAGAATACGCTGCACCTTTTAGGTAGATTCGATACTGTTTTTTTTGACGACTGCTTTTTAACAGAACATCCCTATGAGCATAATGTAGCGGGGTTTAAATATTTTTTGGAGCAAGTCGTGCGATTCCACAGCAAAAGAACAACTAAAATAGGTTGGTATTGCGAAGAACCACCCCCTGAAAGTACGGAGCGTTTGTTTGGTAAATTGGGTCTTCAATATGAATTAACTGAATTTAAAATAAAAAAACCAGAAGACCTCGATTATGCTAAAAAACATAAAGATTTAATGTTTGTTCCTCAACTAACTTACTATGGATAAAACGCTGCGAAAACTTCCTTACAGGATGTCTATATTTAAAGATAAGGCTGTGAATCATGAGTTCGCAAGGCATAATATTATTAAAGAGATACAGACTACCCCCAAGTATGGTATTAAAAGCGAAGACATACATCTTACAGATTGTGATTGGCATTTAAGAGAGTCTTACCCAAAGTCGTATTGGCCTTATGCATTCGATGCTATTTCTTCGTGTATAGCCAAATCAGCAGTAGAAATGGAATTTTCTCGGTGGGAGATAGGAGATCATTGGTATCAATGGTATGAGCAAGGGGATTACCATAACTGGCATACGCACGGAAATTCAATGTTTGTTGGCGTTTATTACACTCTTTTGCCTTCAGGCAGTCCTTCTATAACTTTCAATTGGCAAGGAGAGTTAGTAACTTTTGACGTTGAGGAGGGCGATGTAATTATTTTTCCAGCTTATCTTAGACATAAAGCCCAAGTTAATGAAGCTTCAGAAACAAAAGTTATTTTGTCTTTTAATTTAAATTACAAATAATGCGTTTAAAGTACCGAATAAGGTTCAACAAGTCCAGAGGCCAACCGGGCAGGGGGACCGAAGAGCACGTATGGCGCGTGTTGCAGGACGATATGGAATGGTTAGCTAGGCATGTTATTATAGAAGTCCCGTCTCGCAGTGAACAGGAAGGGCCTGATTGGAATATCGTGTGCGAGGGCACCATGTTGTTTTTTGAGGATACCGATACTGTAGTAATACAATGACTTAGAATATGAACTATGGCAACCCCAAAACTAAACGACAGATCAGAGCTAACAATAAGCATAGTTTGGCTTTTGCAGATCATATCTATCGTAGCGGTTGCTACTTGGGGTTATGCCAGTATTAGTGAAAGAATAGACGTTAACGCTCAAGAGACGCGGAGTCTTAGGGGTAACCAAAACAACTATGTCTTCCCGGATATACGCAAACTCGAAGAAGAACTTGTAGAATTGCAAAAAGAAGTGCTAATACTTCAGACAGATTTGAAATATTACAAAGAAGGGTAGTGCGGTGGAATACCAAGTAATTTTTAACGTAGGCATTGCGCTAGTCGGGTTTATTGGCGGGTGGATGGTAAACCGTGTATTTGTTTTGCTAGATCGGATAGACGCGGAGATGCGCGAGATACCCATGCAGTATGTGTCTAAAGACGATTACCGCGAAGACATTCGCGAGATCAAAGAAATGCTTGGGGCTATCTTCAAGCGACTGGACAACAAGGCAGACAAATGAAACTCGACCCCGTACTGCTCAACATGGCCTGTAGCTGGGCTATGAAGGCTTACAATGACAAGAACAAAGACGCTATTAAAATCGAAAGTAAGTGGACATCTACTACAGTATATATAGCGAAACGTAAGTCCATCGATGTCATTGCCTTCAGGGGTACACAGCAGGGCAGGGATTGGTTAACAGATGCTTTTGTAGTACCCGTGCCATACGCGGGTAGGCTGTGCCACGGTGGGTTTGCTATGGCCCATAAGTCAGTCTGGAAAGAAGTTAAGAAACACCTAGACCCCAAGAAGCGCACCCTGATAACCGGTCATAGCCTTGGTGGGGCGTTAGCGGAGTTGTCTGCGGCTAAACTGAACGGTAAGCACGAGAATATAAACCTGATTACTTTCGGTAAGCCGAACGTGTTTTTCAAGGGCTTCAAGAAGCCAATGACTCTTGATAATCAAATCTCCTGTGTGCAGGGCAGCGATATGGTGGCTAGAATCCCACGCTTTTGCTACGGCCCCTCAAGCTCACAGACTATGCTGTACTTCAGCAATACCGGCCCGGATTATATAAACCCCAGCAAAGACACCAGAGTTGCTGACAGGGGTGACCTGAGAGACCGGATAGCTGACCACATGATGGACGGCTACAAGGAAAGGCTAAAAGAGTTTTTGGATGAGCAAGAAGCACAAGCTAATAAAGTAGTGCAAATGGATAAGGACAAAAAACTAGCCCGTAAAGAACTGGAGGATATGGCGGATGAAATGTTTATTAAAGATTAGCTTTTTAACTGTTTTCACGTTGTCTAGCTGCACCACCGTACAGGGCGTAATCGACAACAAAGAAATTTATTGTTCTCAGCTATACAAAGGGGTTCGGGCTGTTGGCCGTTCTGCCCTGTCTGCTACAGCAGGTGTAGTGGTGCCTGATGTCTGTGACACCATAGATGAGATCGTTGCGGAGGAAAACGCCGACGGCGTAGACAAAAGCGATAGCTGATATAAAGTTCCTCATCCAACTAATACTGTTGTTTCGTTGATGAAAAAGCTGATTTCAATGCTTAAACGCCATGAAGGCGAGGTCAAAACTAGCGGCAGGCATGTAGCGTATAAGTGCCCAGCCGGATACTGGACTCTGGGAATCGGGCGTAATATAGACCCAGAAAACGGCATTGGGCTGTCTGACGAAGAGGTAGATTTCCTCCTAGAAAATGATATTGCCAGAGTAATCAAGGAGTTAGCCGCAGAGTACGCATGGTTTAACGACTTAGATGATGTCCGAAAAGATGCTATGATCGATATTGCCTTTAACCTCGGAGCAACGCGCCTGAGAGGGTTCAGGAAGGCACTGGCTGCTATGGAAGTGGCCGATTATGCAACTGCTGCAACTGAGTTTTTAGATTCTCGCTGGGCAAAACAGGTCGGTGGTCGGGCTTTAGAGCTTACAGACATGATTGCAACCGGTGAATACGTGGAATAATGCGATGGCCTATTTCAGATTGGCGTTGGCGCCCGGTATCGACAAACAGAACACTGAGTACGGTGCCGAAGGCGGCTGGACCGATTGCGACAACGTGCGTTTCCGTTATGGGTTGCCTGAAAAAATAGGCGGCTGGGAAGAGTTTACTGACACCACATCAAACTACCTTGTAGGCAGACCTTCTGACATATTCACTTGGACGAGCTTGACTGGCATTCCGTATGTCATGATTGGCACGCACAAGAAGCTCTACATCAACACAGGTGGCGCGTGGTATGACGTGACACCTATCCGAGTAACCACTGCAGCCGGGGACGTTACTTTCTCAGCATCTGCAGGTTCTGCAATCATTACGGTCACCGACGCCTCTCACGGTGCTTTTGACGGCGATTTTGTTACCTTTTCCGGCGCTGTTTCCCTTGGTGGCCAGATCACTGCTGATATCCTGAACAGCGAGTACGAGATCACTGAAATCTTAAACGCAGACACGTATACTATTACTGCCCCAGTCAATGCGGATGGGTCAGATACAGGTAATGGCGGTGCTTCTGTTGTGGGTGAGTATCAGATCAATACCGGCTCTGACATCAGCTTTTTCGACTTTGGCTGGGGCACTGGTACTTGGGGCGCTTCTACATGGGGCACACCCAGATCAGGCGTCACAGGAATCAGCCTTTCTGCACGGGTATGGCAGTTTGATAACTTCGGTGAAGATGTTATCTGTCAGCTGCAGGACGGCAAGACTTTCCGCTGGGATTTAAGTGCAGGCGTCAGCAGCCGCGCTTTTCAGGTCACCAACGCTCCGACAAAAAGCAAATTTGCCTTGGTTTCTACACCAGACAGGCATCTAGTCCTTTTTGGCACGGAGACCACTATAGGCGACTCTTCAACTCAGGACCCGATGTTTGTTCGGTTCTCGGACCAAGAAGACATCAACACCTTTGTTGAAAGTGCGACCAATACTGCGGGTGGTCAGCGACTTACTGACGGTAATGAGATTGTGACGGCTATCCGATCTCGTGGTCAGATATTGATAATCACCGACACGTCGCTACATGGCATGCAGTTTATCGGACCTCCGTATACCTTTGGATTTAACCAGCTGGGCGCCAACTGCGGCTGCTCCGGACCACATGCTGCGATTGACGTGAATGGCGTGGCTTTCTGGATGGGCATCGAGGCTTTTTACGTGTTCGACGGTACGGTCAAGAAGTTACCGTCTACCGTGCAGGACTACGTGTATGAGGACATCAATCTTATCCAGAAGAACAAAATATATGCCGGTCTGAACAGTCAGTTCAACGAGGTGACGTGGTTCTACTGCAGTAAGGAAAGTGACTACATTGATCGCTGCGTGACCTATAATTATGTCGAAAACACATGGGCCATTGGGACGCTATCCCGCACCGCATGGCGCGATTACGGTGCCTTTGACCAGCCCTTTGGTGCTGACTACGACCCAAATGGCACAGAAAGCACGATCACCACTATTTACGGGCTGACGGCAGGCCGCTCTCAAGTTTACCAACATGAGAAAGGTATCAACGCCGATGGTGAGCCTTTGTCCGCGTTTATCACGTCAGGCTACTTTGACATAGGAGACGGGGATAACATGATGTTGATGCGGAAGTTCATACCGGACTTCAAGGACCAACAGGGTGACCTGACGGTAAATCTTTTCCTGCGGGCCTATCCGCAAGCATCGGCGACCAACAGCTCGCTAGACCCTTACACTATTTCACCTACAACAGAGAAAGTAGACACCCGAGCGCGTGGGCGGCAGATATCGCTTAAAATTACCAGCGACGAGCTTAACACCGACTGGCGTTACGGCACGCTGCGCGTGGATATCCAGCCGGATGGCCTCAGATGAGCAAAATTACCAATGTTCGTCTGCCCAACGCGGCTACAGGCGAATACAATCCTGAGCAGTTCAACCAGCTGGTCAGATCGCTGGAACAGATTGTGTTTCAGCTCAACAACACTTACACGCCAATTACGAGCGAGAACTCACTGGCGGCAATCTCTTGGTTCGAGAGCAGAGGAGGAGAGGAAGACGTGACAGGACCAACCCCAGTATACCCTTCCGGTCCCGCCGCTGATGCTTTTGGCCGTACCAGAGTAAGCCCTCCTTTTACGTTATTCGACAGCCAGAGCCGTTATCAGGACTCGGGTAACTTTGACACGTCCACCAGTGGTGGCGGCTCAACAACCTATGACGCTAATGCAAGCACCACGGAGCTTGATGTCGGCACCGCCTCTGGGGACGAGGTAATCCGTCAAACCAAGCGAGTTTTCCCATATCAGCCCGGTAAAAGCCTGCTGGTCATGAACACCTTTGTGTTTGATGAGGCTAAAACTAACCTCAGGCAGCGGGTAGGTTACTTTTCTAGCGAAAACGGTGTATTTCTTGAGCAGGACGACGACACGGTTTATCTGGTGATGCGGACCTATACCTCTGGCTCTGCGGTAGACACGAGAATAGCCCAGTCCAGCTGGAACGGTGATACCTTTGACGGTAATGGCGCCAGCGAGATTACGCTGGACCTGACCAAATCACAGATACTGTGGCAGGATTTTGAGTGGCTTGGCGTTGGTTCCGTGCGCTGTGGCTTCGTGATCAATGGCCAGCTTATCGTGGCGCATACGTTTCATAACGCTAACGTCAATGCCGGCGTTTACATGACCACGGCCATCCTGCCTATTCGATACGAGATCACCAACACTGACACCGTGGCCTCTAGCTCACAGCTGAAGCAAATATGCTCTACTGTTATCTCAGAGGGCGGGTATCAGTCAAGAGTCAACAAAAGTTGTGCCCGAATGACTACCGAAACTTCTGTCGGCACGAGTTTCGAGCCTCTGGTTACCATACGATTGGCCTCTGACCGCCTTGACGCGGTGATTTTACCTGCAGGATTGCCTGCGCTGCCCACTGGCACTAGCCCAGCCGACCATGAGATTGCCCTGATACGCAATGCCACGCTAACTGGGGCGTCTTACAATACCACCGAGTTTGCCAACGTGGACTATGACATAAGCGCCACGGCCCTTTCTGGAGGTGAAATCCTGCATGTGCAGTATATGAGCGGCACCAATCAAAGTGCCTCAGGGATTGGAACGACATTTGACTATAACTTTGATTTGCAGCTGGGCAGGACAATCGCCGGAACTAGCGATACACTGACGCTTGCAGCCCGCGTATTTACTGGCAATAACGACATTATCGGCACCTTTGAGTTTTTCGATCTAACATGAGCAACCGTTACCTACATCAGGACCTTATTCCGAATGCGGCGACTGAGACGACGATATACACCGTCCCAGCTGCTACGACGGCGGTTTTACGGTCCCTACGGGTCACCAATGCCAGCACAGGGGCCACAAACGTCTCTGTGACGCAGTACAACTCAGATGCGCTGGCAACAACTAATTACCTGCTGAAGAGTAAAAACTTAGCAGCAAACGCCACTACCGACGTATTTAACGGTGTGCCTTGTGTTCTGGAAGCTGGGGATGTGTTAAAATTTACCTCTACAGCCGCTACAGTACACTTTTATCTGTCCTACCTTGAGGTGGACAGAAACTAACAATTTCTTGATAATTGCAGTACTTACACGTCTTCCCGGCGTGCAGCCCTATGAGGCTACCTAAAACATAAAGGATAGGACATGGCTGAAGCGATGCCGGGAATGGCGGGACTCCCTCCCCAAGCCGCCACACAGGCCCCTGCTGGGCCTGCAGAGACAATGACACCAGAGAACCTTGCTGTATTTGAACAAATGCGGCAGGAAATCCCTCCGTCTGAGTTTTCCGAAGACCTTCTAAGCACGGCAGCAGAAGCTGACCCGATGGCTGTGGCCGAGTTCAAGGCCGAGCTGCGTGGTCTGGACCTGCCTCCAGAGGCTTTGGATGTCTTGAATCAGATGGTAGACGAGATTCTGGCGTCTCCTGAGCGGTATCCAGAGATTCGTGAGAAGTATTTAGCGCAGGATATTCCTGAAGAAATGCTTCCTCCTACCTTTGACCCCGAGTTCTTCGGCGCTTTGAATCTTGCAGTAGACGAGATTCGCGCCACTGGAGGCAGTCAGTTGCCTCCTCAAGGTTTTGCTAACGGTGGCCTAGCTACCCTGAAGCCTATGGCAGCTGCTATGGCGCAACAGGGACGTTACGGTGACACCATGCTTGCCCATATCTCGCCCCGTGAAGCGCGAATCCTGCGCCAGATGGGTGGTAGCGGCACGATCAACCCTAACACTGGCCTGCCTGAGTTCTTTCTCAAGGGGCTTTTCAAAGGCATCAAGAAGGGTCTGTCCAAGATAGCTCGAGCCGCCAAGAAGTTTGTGCGGTCCAAGGTCGGTCGTATTGTCACCACGTTGGCCTTGGCTTTCTTCCTCGGGCCAGCTGCAGCCGCTGCCATAGGCGTTACTTCTACAGCCGGTGTTGCCGCAGTAGCAGGCTTTGTCGGCAGTGCAGGGTCCACGGCCCTTGCTGGTGGTAACCTGAAAGAATCGCTCAAGGCTGGTGCTATAGGCGGTCTTATCGGTGGTGCTGGCGCTGGTGTTTTTGGTGGTGCTGAAGCGTTCCAAGCAGGAAGCTACACTGGCCCAACCACTATCGCTGGTCAGGTACAAAAGGCCAGAGACTTCTTTACTGGTGGCGGCCAAGAGGCGGCATTGACCGACCCCACACAGGCAGCTGCTGAGACCGTAACTGAAGTGCAGGAGGCAGCGGCTACAGGTATGCCTGCCGATCCTTTTGCTGCCACTCAAGCAGGCACTGCTCCTCCCATGCAGCCTGCTGCAGGTATCGAAACCGTAATGCCTGCCGATCCTTTTGCTGCTGGTCAGGCAGGAATGGCACCTCCTGTCCAGCCCGCCGCAGGCGCTCCTGTAGCGGGCACCGCTCCCCCTGTTGCTACAGGCGCCACAAGCGTTCCCATAGTTGAGTCGGTAGGTGTTCCCGGTCAAAACGTGGCTCAGTTAGGTGTTGATAATCTGGGGCAAAGCCGAAACCTGCTTCAGCGCGGTCTGGACAAGATTCTGCCGGGGCGTATTGAAGAGGCCACTAGAGAGGGTGCATTCCAAAAAGTGGCTGATCAATTTGGAACTTCTGCCGATGTGATCAGAGATCAGATCGTAAACAATACAGCTAGTGATGCAGTAGTATCGGCATACACGAAAGCAGCTACCCCGAGCATGCTTGCCAAATACGCTCCTCTCGCCGCCACTGGCTTGGGCGTCATGGGCCTTACAGGTGGGTTTAAGGCAGAAGAGCCGCAGATACCTGAAGGCTTTGAAGGCATCATGGGCACGCCGGGCATGGACCTGTTACGTCAGTATCCTGAGCTATATGGCCTGCGGTTCGGTGGTGTCCAGCCAATGTCCACGACCAGTCCATATCAGACCTACACGCCACGTCCTGTGGGCGCTGCAAAGGGTGGCAGTATGGACCGCAGCAAGTTTCCACGTAAGACTGGGGCGATTAACGGTCCCGGCACCGAGACATCTGACGACATCCCAGCAATGCTGAGTGATGGTGAGTTTGTCTTCACCTCCCGCGCTGTACGCGGCATGGGCGACGGATCACGGCGCAAAGGCGCCAAGCGCATGTACGCGATGATGAAGAAATTAGAGGGCAGAGCCAATGGTTGATCAAACTATCTCCACGCAAATAGTGCGGGAGGCGCCCGAGGTCGAGGCGTATAAGCTCGGTCTCATTCAAGAAGCACAGCGTCTCTATAACCAGCCGATGTTCTTGCCTGCCACAGAGGCCGCAGGGCTTTCTGGTACTGAGCTGCAGGCGATTGATTTTGCCAAGCAAGGCATAGGCGCGTTTGAGCCGTATATCCAAGCCGGCTCTCAAGGCTTGACTCAGGGCATGGACCTGACGCAGCGCGGTGCTTTGGCCGCTGGAGCTATCCAGACTGCGCCACAGTATCAGGCCGCTCAGGAGATGCTTGGACGTGCTGTTCCTGTATTGGGCCAAGGCATAGGCGGTATCTTGGGTTCTGCTCAGGCGTATGACCCGACCAGCGCAGCTGCCTTTATGAACCCTTACCAGCAGGCAGTCACCCAAAACGCTCTCAGAGAGATGCGCCGTCAGGCTGATATCGCGGGCCAAGGGCAGGCAGCTCAAGCCGTGGCAGCCGGTGCCTTTGGTGGCACTCGAGAAGGCGTCCAGAGGGCCGAGACGGAGCGTGGCGTTCAGGACCTGATGCAGCAGCGTATTATGCAGGATTACGCTCAGAACTACTTACAGGCGCAGCAGGCAGCACAGGCAGCCTTCGAGGCGCAACAGGGCCGTCAATTGGCCGGTGGACAGGCCCTTGGTCAGGCAGGCATGCAGTTTGCCAATCTGGCGCAGGGTATTGGTGGTTTGACCGCCCAGCAAGTGGCCGGAGACATCTCCAAAGCACAGGCTCTTGGCAGCCTTGGCTCACAGATGGGTGCCTTGGGTACACAATATGGCGCCTTGGGCCAAGCGACACAGCAACTCGGCGCTGCTGACGTAGGCTTACTGGCTGGTCTTGGTGGTCTCGAGCGACAAATCGAGCAGGCTCAGATCGACGCGATCCGACAGACTCAACTGCAGGAGGCTATGGCGCCTTACCAGCAGCTGGGCTTTGTGTCCGATATTTATCGCGGCGCTCCAACGACTTCTATGGCTTTGACCTCTCAGACCGCACCAACTGCCAGCCCGCTGCAGACCGCAGTAGGTTTGGGCGTAGGCACGCTGGCAACCGCAGCAGGCGCAAAGACAGCCGGACTTTTCTAGGTGGATAAAATGGCGAAAGAGCAAAAAGTGAAAGACGACGAGATTGAAAACGTCGGCATCATGCAGGGCTTCATGGATGACATTGAAGAGCTGATGGAAGAGATCGCCGAGGCCGAGATGTCTGGTGGTGGCGAAGATCAAGACATGGCCAAGCTGATGGACCGTCGTCCTGATTCACCTGAGGTCTTAATGAATAACCTGCGCGGTGACTACCGCTCGGTCGATGCCAGACGTGAAGAGCTGGCTGATCTGGTAGGCATGAGCGCAGCAGTAGAAACACCTGATGATGTGTTGGCTCTCCTACAGCCTGTATTAGCACAGCAAGGGATCGAAGCACTAACACCATCGTCGTCACTCCCCTTTGGAACGATGGCTCCAGCCGCCGTTATGCCTCCACCTCCCATGGAAATGGCTGCAGCTGGACTTCCAGCGCCCCCGGTTGAGCCGGGCGGCGTTGGCTCTTTACCTATGGGTATGGCTGAGGGCGGCATTGTTCAAAATTTTCAAGACGGTAGCGGTGAGGCGGGCGTTACCCCAGCAACTGGTGCCGCCTCGTTAACGAACATTGATCCCGCTTTAATTGAGGCCGCTAGAGCGCAGCAGCTGGCTCTTTTGCAAGCACCGCCTATTGATTTAATGGCACGCACTGCGGAATTGACCCCTACCTATCAAGATATCTTGGGTACAGGAGACAAAGACGCGATCCGCGCACAGATGCTGTTCGACATAGGTCAGGCGGCTCTGGGCTTTGCTGGCAACGTAGGACCTCAGGGCCAAGCACTGCGTGGCTCTATGGCTGCACGTCTGGCTCAAGCGACAAGCGCCCTGCCCGGTCAGATAGGCGCTCGTACTGCTGAATTACGTAAAGGAGAGCAAGCAGCACGGCTCGCGGCTCTGCAAGCGGCTCAGGCTGAAAAGACAGCATTGTCTGGACAGCAAGCTGACATATTGAAAGCGATAGGCACGTTGTCTCCTAGAACAGGACAGCCTCTGACAGAACAAGACAAAGCTAGCTTTGGCATAACAGGAAGTCAGTATGCTGACCTGCCTTGGGTGTTTGACAAGAACGGTATTCCAACAATTGCTGGAGGCCAGCCTGCAGCAGGAACCACTGTTAACGTGGGTGGCTCTGAGATTACGCTCACCCCGGGCCAAGAGGCCGTGGACAAGGAGTTTGGCAAGGATGTTTTTTCATGGATGTCAGGTGGTGGACAAGATGCCACAGCACAGATAGCTCAGTTAAGTGTAGTTGCACAAGAGCTAGAGGACATTGACGCAGGTATCCTAGACAAAGACCTGACAGGCATGAGTGTCGCGCTAACACCTGAGTTTGTTCGGGTGTTCACTAACCCTGATTCTATTGATGCTAAAGAGCAAGTGCAGGAAGTTGTCCAAAGAAACTTGCGTTTAATATTGGGCGCACAGTTTACTAGAGAAGAGGGCGAGAGGCTTATCAATAGGGCATACAACGATAAATTAGGAGAGGGCAGGAACGCTGGTAGGGTAAGAAGACTGCTTCTTCAAATGGCTACAGGTGCCCAACAGAAGCAAGCGATGGTTGATTACTTTAACGAAAATGGAACTTTGGCAGGATATGTTGGAGAAATGCCTACGGCTCAAGACTTCAGAAACGCCATTGATGGTGTTGAAGGTTTTACCTCTGCGGATTTAATGGGAGATCCAGACGCTGGTCTGAAGTTGATAGAGGAAGAAGATTAAATGGCTGATCAAGAAGCTCCTTCTACAGAACCTACTGCGCCGCAGACTGACAGGGAAAAACTTTTTACTTGGCTGTCCACAAACAGGGAAGTTAGAGGCTCTCGTGATTGGAATAACGCAGTCGCGGCATATAACCGTGAAGCACAGAAAGAAGGCCTGACGCCTTTTCAACCACAGATGCTCCCGATCCAAGACCCAACGGCTGAGATGGGTTTTATCGAGGGCATGATAGAGAGCGTCACAGGAACTGCTCGACAAACACAAGAAACACGAAGACTTCCTAACTATACAAGGATGCCTGAATTGCAGGCGATCCTCGACATTGATGCGGCTCAAACCAAGCTGGGTCTTGCTTCAGCTGCACCAGAAGAAATGGCCAGCATCATAAAAGCTCAGTTTCCTGACGTTGAAATCAGTCAAGACCTGAAGGGCAATTATATGCTCAGGTCAGGAGTAGACGGTCAAGAGTACATAATCAAGCCCGGCTTTGGTGAAGGCGATTTCAAGCGTTTCCTCGGACAAACTGCACTGGCTGTTCCAGCGTCAATGGCAGTTGCTGCAGGCACAACATTGGGACTGCCTGCAGTTTTAGCGGGTATGGGTCTGTACGGATTGTCTGCTGCTGGATATCAGTTGTATCAGAAAAGCATTGGCGGTGAGTTCAATGCTTTTGATGTGGCTGCAGAAGCACTCATTCCACCGGGATTTGAAGCGGCAGCCGGTGCGTTAAAAAGAGCGGCAAGTAACGTCACTAACGCGATTAAATCTACTTACTCTAAATCGCTTAATCGATTTAGACCACCTGAAGAATTGGGCACTCAGGCCAATAGGACAGATGAAGAAATACAGCGCCTTCTCAATCGAGCTAAAGATGGTGATTTGACCGCTCAACAAGAG